CCCGTTTTTTTGGCCGCGCGAAATTGAGGTGTCGCTGAAATGAGGGGCCGGAAACCGAAACCGACCGCCATGAAGCTGGTAGCGGGCAATCCCGGGAAGCGTGACCTGCCGGCGGATATCGGACTCAACACCCCTGAGCTGGGCGACCCTCCGGACTGGTTCCCGGACGGTGCCAAGGACGCATGGCGCGAGGGGGCTGCGAACGCACCACGCGGCGTGCTCACCGCCCTCGACCGTTCGGTGTTCGGTTCCTGGGCCCTGGCCGTGCACCGCCTGCAGCGCGCCGTGGAAATGATCGAGCGCGAGGGCGAGGTGATCGAGAACGACAAGGGCAACAGCCAGAGCCACCCGGCCAACGGCATCGCCCATCGCAACGCCGACATCATCCGGCAGTGCGCGGCGGCGCTGGGGTTCGACCCCACCAGTCGGAGTCGGATCGGGATCGAGCCGCACAAGCCGCAGAACCCATTCGGGGCGCTGGGCAAACCGAAGTTGGTCAAAGGAGGAAAAGCATGAGCACGACGTTATTGGCTGTTGAATCCATATATACCGTTGAACTCCAGGACGTGGGGACCGGCATTACCGAAGCGGTATTGCACATCCAGCGCACGCTTCAAAATGTATCGCAAGGCCCTGCCGAGTTTGTCCCCAATCTCGCGATCGATGACTGGGACCAAATCGCCCCATCCGAAATATTTCACTACTCAATTTGCCGGAAGGGTGAGTCACCGGTGGTGATTACTGAGCGGGTGAGAGACAAGCCGTACAGGGTTGCGGTAATGGGGGCTGGTTTTGTTCTGGCGCCTGGCGAAGTAGTGATCGCGAAAAGCGCGAGCGTTGAATACAAGCACGCGAACGATGCGCTCGTTGTAGCGATGGGCGCGGACTCAAAGGACCCCCAGGTGGAGGTGATCGCTCCGCCCTCGATCGATTGGCGCGTCAGCTTTACGAGCCCCTGCAAAGTCGAAGATCGTCCGCCGCGGAAAGTTCTGAACGGGATTCTGCTGGGCGGCCAGATCATGACAGTTCGCTGGTACCCGAGCCTGGGCCGCTGATGACGCCGACCGTGCGTGCCGCCACCTTGGCGGCCATTGAGCAGCTGGAGCGGGCGTGCATCAACCTGCGCGCTGCTCTGCTGGCTGATGATCGCCCGGCGGACGACGTCAGGGTATCGGCCGAGGAATACGCCACGATCACCAGCGCCATCTCGCGCGGCGGCAAGGTTGACGTGTATTGGGTGCGGGGCGAGCGCCGGCTGGCCGTGCGCAGCGTCCCGTCCAAACGCCGCCGCCGCTTGCCTGAGAGCTCGATCCTCATCGGGCGCTACTGCTATCCGACCGAGCGCCTTCGCGAGCGCATCCAGTCCGATCTGCGCGCTCTGCTGGATGGGCGGGCGTGACGTCAATCATGACGAAGCAATAACGTGTGTCCCGCAACTTCCCCGCCCTGGCGCTCAAGTACGCCAGGCGCGCTGCCGCCGACACCCAGCAGGTAGAGCACTGCCAGTGGGTCCGCCTCGCGGCCGCGCGCCACCTGGCGGACCTCGAAGCCTCGAAGGATCCCCGCTACCCCTACGAGTGGTCGCGCGACCACGTCAATCACGTCTGCGCATTCGTCGAGCTTCTCCCGCACGTCGAGGGTACGTGGGCGTCGCCCACCATTGTTCTGGAGCCGCCGCAGATCTTCTGGCTCGCCTGCATCTTCGGCTGGCGCCGGCGGGCTGACGGCTACCGGCGCTTCGACACCGCCTACATCGAAGTCCCGAGGAAGAACGCGAAGAGCGCGATCGCCGCCGCCATCGGGCTCTACTGCCTGACCGCTGATGGCGAGGTGGGTCCGCAGGTGAAGTGTGCCGCGACCACGGGCGACCAGGCCCGCATCGTGTTCGACGTCGCCCGCAAGATGGCCGATAAGACCCCGGCGCTGCGCGAGCACTACCAACTGGATGTGTTCGTCAACGCGATTGCGTCCTACGCCACCGGCGGCAACATGAAGCCGATCAACGCCAAGGCCTCGACGCAGGACGGCCTGAACCCCTCGCTCGCCATCAACGACGAGCTGCACGCCCACAAGAAGCGCGACCTCTACGACGTGCTGCGCAGCGCCCGCGGCGCGCGGAAGCAACCGCTCACCCTCAACATCACCACCGCCGGGTACAACATCCTGGGCGTGTGCTTCGCCGAGCGGAAGACGCTCACGAAGATCCTGCAGGGGCACATCGACCTGCCGCACGTGTGGGGGATCATCTACACCATCGACCGCAAGGGCGATTACCCGCACGACCCAGAGAAGGCGGACGACCCCTACGACCCAAGGATGTGGGCCAAGGCGAATCCGATGTGGGCGTGCTCAATCAATCAGCGCGAGTTCCGCGATTACGCGAGCGAGGCGAAGCACGACGCGGAGAAGGAGGCGGAGCTGCTCACGAAGCGGCTCAACGTCTGGACCACCGCGAAGAACGCGTGGTTGCCGGCGGCGCTCTGGGCCCGCAACGGGGGCAAGGTCGATCTGGCGTGGTTGAAGCCGTACCCCTGCTATGGAGGCCTGGACCTGGCCAGCACTGAGGACATGTGCGCGTTCGCCCTGGTGTGGCGGGTCGATGGGGTGTGGTACGTCTGGGTGCGGTACTACCTGCCAGAGGAGACGGTGCAACCGCGGACGGAACGGGGGAACGTGCCGTACCAGCAGTGGGCCGACCAGGGGATCATCACCATCACGCCAGGCAGCGCGACCGACTACGCCTACATCGAGAAGGATGTGCGGGAGGCGTTCGACGTCTACAACCTGAAGGAATTGGCCTACGACCGGTGGAACGCCACCGACCTCGCCAACCGGCTTACTGAAACCAGCATACCAATCGTTCCCATGATTCAAGGGCCCATCTCCTACCACCCGGCGATGAGCGAGCTTCACCGCGCCCTATTGGGTGGCAAGGTCCGGCACGGCAACAATCCCGTGCTGAATTGGAACATGTCCAACCTGGTCGCCCGGAAGGATCCCAACAACAACATGGCCCCCGATCGCAAGAACTCGCACGAGAAGATCGACGGCGCCGCCGCCACGTTGATGGGCATCGCCCGCGCGCTCGCCAACGGCATCGCCAAACCCGAACCGAAGATCCTACTGCTATGAGTGCACACACCAGCGCTTCCGAATTCCAGCCTGTTGCATCCCGGTACAACGCCGAGCGAGTCGGGCAGCCGGGCAGCATGATCCTCAACACCTGGCGCGCGGAGCGCGAGCGCGCCAAGCGGGTGCAGGCGGCGGACGCCACGGGGCTCACGCTCGACCAGCTGGCGGACCTGTACGGGTATTCGGCGGGGTCGTACGCCGGGCCTGCAATCACCCAGAGGAGCGCGCTCGCGGTGTCCGCTGTATACGCCTGCGTGGCGCTGATTGGCGGCGCAATCGGCTCGCTGCCGCTGCCGATCTACCAGCGCACCGATACTGGCCGGGAGCGGGCGAAGCATGCCTACTGGTGGTTGCTGAACGAGCGGCCTCGGGCCGACGTGAGCGCGGCGGTGTTCTGGGAATACCTCACGATGGCGCTGCTGCTTCACGGCGACGCATTCGCTGAGATCGAGAGGCCATCACCATTCACCAACCAGGTCACGGGGTTGCGCGCCCTGCACCCCGACAGAGTCGAGGCATTCCGCGCGAATGGTGCGTTGAGGTACCGGGTGACCGATGACAGTGGCGGGCAGCGCGTGATTACCGCCGAAGACATGGTGCACGTCCCGGGCCTGGGCTTCGATGGGCTGCGCGGGCTGTCGGTGATTCGCTTCGCCGCCCGCCAGGCGATCGGCACCTCGCTTGCGGCGGAGGAGTACAGCGGGCGATTCTTTTCGAACAACGCCCGGCCCGACGTGGTGCTGACCGCCCCCGGCGACGTGAGCAAGGAACAGGCGGACCTGCTGCGGGCCACGTGGATGAAGCGCCACAGCGGCGCCGCCAACGCGCACATACCCGCGGTGCTGGCCGGCGGTCTGGACGTGAAGCAGATCTCCCTCAAGCCAGAAGATACGCAACTGATCCAGGTGCGCGGGTGGCAGGTGGAGGACGTCTGTCGCTTTTTCGGCGTGCCACCGCACATGGTTGGCCACACCGACAAGAACACGAGCTGGGGCGCCGGCGTCGAGAACATGGGTCGCGGATTCGTGAAGTTCACGCTGAGCCGCCTGCTGGTCAAGTTCGAGCAGGAGATCAACTTCAAGTTTTGGCCCAACCGGGAGCGGTACTTCGTGGAATTCCTCACCGCGGGCCTGGAGCGCGGCGACTTCAAAAGCCGCAACGAGGGGTATCGCATCGCAATGGGACGCGCCGGCGAGCGCGCCTGGATGGATGTCGACGAGGTGCGCGCCCTGGAGAACCTGCCGCCGGCAAGTGAGGCGCTGAAAGCGCAGAACGAAAAGGCGAGCGCGGCAAAAGCCCCGCCCGATACCGGGTCAGGCGGAGCGCCGCCGGCGGGCGCGTAGTCGTTTCGCTGAATCGCCCCGCAATGGCGCGGCTACTGTCCGCGCCATGAAACCACACCCTCTGTTCAGGCTGCTGGCCGAGAACCGAAACCGCCGACCGCGGGGCGAAGCCGCCCCCGTCATCGTCACCGACGACAAGACCGGCGACGCTACGGTCTACCTCTACCAGCCCATCATCGGCGACCCGATGGAAGCTGAATACTGGGGGGGCATCAGCGCAGCGACTCTGGTGCCGCAGCTCGCGGCGATCAAGGCCGACAACATCCGCGTGCGCATGGATTGCCCGGGCGGCGACGTGTTCGCCGCGACGGCCATCGCCCAAGCCTTCCGAGAGCATCCTGCCAATGTGGCCTGCTCGATTGATGGCCTGGCCGCCAGCGCGGCTACCACGATCGCCATCGCCTGCAACTCGGTACAGATCGCGCCGGGCGCGTTCTTCATGGTGCACCGCAGCTGGACCTTCGCGTGGGGAAACGCCAAAGACCTGATCGAGACTGCCGCCCTGCTGGAGAAGGTAGACGGCTCGATCGCCGGCCAGTACGCCAGCAAGACCACCAAGAGCGCCGCGGAGATGCTGGCGCTGATGGACGCTGAGACCTGGATGGACGCCGAAGCGGCTGTCGCGGCCGGGTTTTGCGACGCCGTCGCCGAGGGCGCCAAGGCCAATGCGCTCGCCTGGAATCTGTCCGCCTACGAGCGGGCGCCGAAGGCTGCGCCTGCGCCCGCTGAATCCTCCACCCCCAAACCCAATGAAATCACGGATGCAGAGGCGGATCGCCGCGCGTTCCTCGCGCGTCGGACCCGGGTCTTGACGGCCTGCGCCCAGTAACCCCCAACCCGAAACGGAGTCACCGAAATGACCAAGCTCCAGCAACTGCGCGCGCGTCGCGATGCCAAAGCCAAAGAGGCGAACGAACTGAACAACAAGTATCCGGCAGACCAGCGGATGCCGAAGGATCAGATCGAAAAGCTTGAGGCGATCCTCAACGAAGTCGAGGCGATCGACGATGAAATTTCGCGCGAGCGGCGCGTCGTCGATCTGGCTGGCGCCGACCCCCAGGCCCAGCAGGACGCGCTCCGCAACGAGCACACCCGCACGCCTGGCGCCCACCAGGGTAACCCGGCAGAGGCAGCGGCCCTCCGCGCCTATCTGACCGGCGGGTTCCGTGCGCTCACGCCCGAGCAGGTGTCGATGGTGCGCGCGCGCCAGAACCCGCAGAATGCGATGTCGACCACGACGGACAGTGAGGGCGGGTACGCGGTCGCCACCGAGTACTACACGCAGCTGGAGATCGCGCTCAAGGCCTACGGCGGCATGCGGCAGGCCGGGACCATCATCCGCACCGGCAGCGGTGCGCCCATGAACTTCCCGACCGCGGACGCCACGGCCGAAGTGGGCGAAATCGTTGGTCAGAACGTGACCGCGACCGTGGCCGGCACCACCTTCGGGAATACGACCCTCGAAGTGCAGCGCTTTTCGTCGAAGTCGATCGGCCTGCCGTTCGAGCTGGTGCAGGACTCTTTCCTCGACATCGAGGCGTACGTGCGCGACCTGCTCGCAATGCGTATCGGCCGGATCCAGAACACCTACTTCACCACCGGTGACGGCGTGGCGAAGCCCTGGGGCATCGTCACCAGCGCCGCCGCCGGCAAGGTGGGCACCACCGGCCAGACCGCAACCGTCATCTATGCCGATCTGGTGGACCTGGAGCACAGCGTCGATCCGGCCTACCGCGGCATGCCCGGCGTCGGCTACATGATGAACGACGCATCGGTCAAGGTGATCCGCAAGATCGTCGACGGTCAGTCCCGTCCGATGTTCGTGCCCGGCTACGAATCGAGCAACCCGGGCAGCGCGCCCGATCGCCTGATGGGTCGCCCGATCATCGTCAACCAGGACATCGCGACCATGGCCGCCAACGCCAAGTCCATCCTGTTCGGGTGCTTCAAAAAGTACCTCATCCGCGACGTGATGGACCTGATGCTCTTCCGCATGACCGACTCCGCCTACACCCTGCTGGGCCAGGTCGGCTTCGTCGGGTTCATGCGCTCCGGCGGGCGCCTGATCGACGTGGGCGGCGCGAGCGTCAAGTACTACCAGAACAGCGCGAGCTAACCCCCTGCAGGGCCGCTTCGGCGGCCTTCGGGCCATTCCTCGACCCTTCAGGAGCAAGGCAAATGAACGACCAGCACAGCAACGTGAAGCACCTGCTCGCGATTGACCCCGCCACCATCGGGGCGAACGCGACGAAGACCGGCAGGATCATTGATCGCCAGGGGTACGGCTCCCTCGAATTCGGGTTCGTCTACGGCGCAGTGACCACCACCGGCACGGTGTGCACCGTGGTGATCAAGGAAGGCGACGTGACCGGCACGCTCACGAGCGTGGCCGATTCGGACCTGATCGGCACCGAAGCACTGGCAAGCCTTCTGGCAGCCACGCCGCGCACCAGCGGCAGCACCAAGCTGGTCGCGAAGCGGATCGGCTACAAGGGCAGCAAGCGCTACGTGCAGGCCAGCCTCGTGCAGACGGGAGTCACGTCGGTCGGCATCGTGTCGGCCACGGCGATCCTGGGCAATCCCGCCGTCGCGCCCGTCTCCAACCCGTAACCGATGGCCGCTCGCAAGCGTCCGCCGCCGCGCAACGTGGCGGCGGAGCCCATCACCACGCCGGCGGCCCCGCCGGCGCCTCACCATGTCGCCATTCTGGGCATGGGGCCGTCGCTCGACCAGTACACCCTTGCCGCGCGCCAGTCCGGCGGGCGCAACGCCTACTGTGACGAGGTGTGGGTAGTGAACGCGCTGGGTGCAGTGATGCAGTGCGATCGCATCTTCCACATGGACGACGTGCGGATCCAAGAGATTCGCGCAGCCGCTCGCCCGAAGAGCAACATCGCCCGCATGCTCGACTGGATGCGGGTCCACCCGGGCCCGATCTACACCAGCCGCACGCATCCGGACTACCCGGGCCTGGTCGAATTCCCGCTGCAGGACCTGCTCAACGCGATCCCCTACCCGTACCTGAACAACACGGCTGCCTACGCGGTCGCTTACGCCTGCCTGATCGGCGTGAAAAAGCTATCGATCTTCGGGTGCGACTACACCTACCCGAACGCCACAGACGCCGAGAAGGGGCGCGGTTGCCTGGAGTTCTGGCTCGGGATCGCCGCATCCCGCGGCATCACGCTGAACCTCCCGCACGCGACCAGCTTGATGGACCGATGCGTCCCGGCGCGGGAGCGCCTCTACGGACACGACACCCGCGACGTGGCGATCACCGCCGCTGATGGGCGCGTGACTGTCACATTCACCGAGCGCGCAGGGCCGTTGCCGACCGCCGACGAGATCGAGGCGGCCTACGACCACAGCGCTCACCCCAACCCCCTTGTACCCAGCTAGGAGACTCACATGCCGAAGGTCAGAATGCTCGTAGATCACCAGGGCTACCCCTGCAATTCCGTGGTCGATGCGCCCGCCAAAGTGGCCAAGAGTTGGGTCGCGGCGCGCGTTGCCGACGACAACCCCGATGCTGTCGCCGCTGGCGGCGCGGCGGTGCCGTGGAAGGGCGGCGCTGAGGTGGAGTTGCCCGATGACGCTGCCAGCGACTCCGACAAGGCCGGCAAGTAACGCCAGGGTTCCATGACTCTCGAAGTCGGCGACAAGGGCGAGCCCTCGCCGCGAGCGCTACCGCCGCGCTCGCGGCGGGCGGGGACTTCTTCACGCCCGGGCGCTGTTGCTCCTGGGATCTGCGCATCACCTGGTCGGACGGTAGCGTGACCACGCTCTACTACGGCCTGATCAAGACTGCGGCGAAGTTGCGATGACCTCCTCCGTCATCACGCAGCGCACCAACACCACGATCGTGGAGCGGCAGATCACGACGACGTTGGTTGCCGCGCAGGGGCCGCCGGGCCCGACTGGCGCCACCGGGGCCACTGGGGCGACAGGCGCTACCGGAGCAACGGGCGCTACCGGGCCGCAAGGCGCCACAGGACCGCAAGGAGCAACGGGCGCCACGGGCGCTACCGGGGCGACGGGCCCGCAGGGTGCAACGGGCGCCACGGGTGCAACGGGTGCGACGGGCGCAACAGGTCCAGGAGTTCCCGCCGGCGGCAGCGCCGGGCAGTACCCCCGAAAAGCCAGCGCCAGTGACTACGACGTTGCGTGGTCAACTATTGCGGTTGCCGAGGTGACCGGCGCGGCGCCGATAGCCTCGCCGACGTTTACGGGCAACGCAACGGCGCCCACCGTGACCGTCACTACGAAGGTCGTGCTGCCCGATGGCAGCAAGTCGGTGCCCGCAATCCAGTCGGCGATCTCAACGACCAACGGGCTTTACTGGTACGGCTCGTCCGACCTGGCGTACTCGTATGGAGGCGTCGACAACTTCCGGCTTGGGTCGTCTCAGATGATCGCCAACGCGAGCTACACGTTCGCGTGGTCCAACAGCGCGTCCGCATTTGCGACGAAGGAAATGGGGATCAGCAAGGCTTCAAGCACATCCCTGGAAATCAACAACGGAACTGCAGGGACGTTGCGAGACTTGAAGCTGAGGCATTTGCTGGGAGGCGGCAGCGCCCCCACTATTGCGGCTGGCGCTGGCGCGGGCACGAGTCCAACGGTCTCGGTCACCGGCACCGACCTTGGCCACACGATCAACGTGACCACGGGTACCACTCCAAGCGGCAGCAACGCCACCGTCGCCACCATCACGCTAGCCGCCTCGTTTGCGAGCGCGCCCATCGTGCTGCTGACCCCTGCCAACAGCGTCACCGCTGCCCTGGCTGACGCGGTGCGCGTCTATGTCAATCCCGCAACCGGCGCGTATGACATTGTCAGCGGGACATCGGCTCTCGCCGCCTCGACCGCGTACAAGTGGACGGCGCACATCATTGGATAGATCCCCCATGCAACTGACCATCACCATTCCTGACGAACACGCGCTAGGCATCACCGCCGCCCTGGCGCGCGAGAACGCTCAACTGACGGCGCCCGATCGATTCGCCGACGAGGCGGCCATGGTGCAGAGCAAGGTGATCGCGATGGCGCGAGGGTGGACGGCGCTTTACGGAAGCGCCGAGCAGCGAGCGGCCGACGCCATTGCGATAAAGGACGCCGAAATGCGTGACCAGAACGCAAGGCATCTGGCCGCGCTTGACGCCATCGACAGCCTGCGCGCCCGCGCCGCACTGAACGCGGAATCTGGTGAATCGGTGAGCCCGGCAACCGCGCTGCTTGAGCTGGATCGGTTGGAGGGAGTGCTGCGTGGCTAAGTACTACCGCACCGCCGCCCCCGCCGCCACCGAGCCCCTCACGAGCGATGAGGTGAAGCTGTGGGCCAAGATCGAGACGGACGACGATCACGCCATCGTCAATCGACTCATCACCTCGGCCCGTGAGCGAGCCGAGGAGATCACGGGCCGGGCGCTGGTCTCGCAGTCCTGGAAGCTGTTCCTCGACCGCTTCCCGACTGGCGTGCGTGACTACAGCGCGCCCGCCAGGTGCGGCAACGGTCAAAGCGCCTTCGCGATCGAGATCCCGGTGCCGCCCCTGCTGGGCATCACCTCGGTCAAGTACTACGACACCAGCAACGCCCTCACGACGATGTCGTCGTCGCTCTACGAGGTGGACGGCGACGGCAGCATTGCGCCGGCCGTGCTGCCCGCGGTTGGCACGTCCTGGCCGTCGACCTACGCGCGCGCCAACGCCGTCATCGTGGAGTGGACCGCGGGTTATGCCACGGTGCCGTCGTGTGTGATCGAGTGGATGCTGCGGATTATCGCGGATGCGTACGCGAACCGGGAGGCGACGCTCGTCGGTAACTTCCGGATTTCTCCTCACCCGCTGCTCGACGGGCTGCTCGACCCCATCCGCGTGAGACGCATGTGATTGCCGCGGGCAAACTCAACGTGCGCGTGACGCTGCAGACGCCCAGCGGATCGCAGGACAGCTTCGGCCAGCGGGTGCGCACCTGGTCGACCTTTGCCGAAGTGTGGGCCAGCATCGCGCCGCTCTCCGCGCGCGAGCTTCAGGCGAGGGATGCGGCAAGCCTGCAGGTGTCGCATCGCGTGACCATCCGTTGGCGTGCCGGCGTAACCAGCGAGATGCGGATCCTGTACGGCACCCGTGTGCTGCAGATTGTGGGCATCCGAAACCTCGACGAGCGCAATATCGCCCTCGAAATCGACGCCATCGAGGGCTCTGCCAATGCCTAAGACCATCGAAGTCAAGGTCGAGGGGTTTGACGAGCTGCGGCGCGCGATGAAGGCGTTGTCCGCGGAGGTACGGGACAAGCACCTGGGCGACGGGATCGGCGCTGGCGCGCTGGTGATCCAGAAGGAAGCCAAAGCTCTCGCCCCAGTGCGCTCGGGCAAGCTGAAGCGAGCGATCTACCGTAAGCGTCTCCCCAACGACGGCGGCGGCGCCGTGCAATGGATCGTCGGCGTCCGCCGCGGCAAGAAGTACCAGTCGCGCACGCTCACCACCAGGCGGGGTAAGACAGTCACCACCACCGACCGAGACGCCTACTACTGGACCCACGTTGAGTTCGGGCACATCGCGCGCGGGCCGGGGCAGCGCATCACCGGCGGGTTCCGATCGAAGCGATCGAAGCGGGAGCAGCTCCGCGCCGGGGGCGCCACCGTGGTTGCCGCCCGCCCATTCATGCGCCCGGCCTTCGAGCGCCGCAAGGGCGATGCCGTCGAAGTCATCCGCAAGCGGCTGGCGGTCGATCTCGCCAAGGCTCTCCCAGGATTCACGCCAGCATGACCATCGAACAGAGTGTCGTCACGGCCTGCGGATCGCTGTTCTCCGGTGGCTTCTACCCCGCCGGCGACCCTGGCAACCAGAATCCGACACCCCCCTACGGCACCTATCAGGTGGTGGCGGATCAGGAGCTGGACCGTTACCTCACGGGCCGCACCACGAAAGCCCAGATGCGGGTCCAGATCAATGTGTACGCCTTCACGGCCTCGGAGGTGAGCGCCAAGACCATCGCCGTGCGCGCAGCCCTGGAGTCGGCGTTCGGCGATCAGCTGACCTACTACGAGCGCGGCGCCGACGTTCCGGGTGACGAGACCAGTTTGCTCGGGAGGTACATCGACGCGCAGATCACCGGCGCTGCCTGACCGTTCACTGAATCGCCCGCCGCGCCTGTCCCGATGATGCGGGGGCATTGAGTAAACCTTCGAGGACCGCACATGCCTGCTACCGATTTCAACGCCCAGGGCTCCACGCTCTCGGTGCACACCGCCGCAGCCGCGACGAAGACCATCACGGGCATCACTGCCGCGAATCCGGGCGTGGTGACCGCCACGTCGCACGGCTACTCCAACGGCGATCTCGTCGTCCTGGCCAGCATTGTGGGCATGGTCGAGTTGAACGGCCGCGTGTGCCGCGTCGCCAACGTGACCAGCAACACCTTCGAATTGGCCGGTGTTGATACCTCGTCCTACACGGCCTACGCCTCCGGCGGCACGGCCTCGAAGCTGACCATGGCCGCCGTGGCCAACTGCCGCACCGTGGGCACTCCGGCGCCGACCGCACCCGAAATTGACGTCACCAACCTGTCGAGCACGGCGAAGGAGTACCTGCTCGGATTGGTGGACAACGGGTCAGTCAAGGTCGAAGTCGGCGTGGACTTTTCCGACTCGGGCCAGACGGCGATGCGCAACGCCAACATCAGCCGCGCGGTCAAGTACTTCGCGATCAAAATCGGCAACAGCGGGTACTACGTGTACTTCGCTGGCTACGTGAAATCGTGGCCGGTCGCTGGCGATCTCTCCGTTGACACCCCCGTGCGCACGTCCGCAGAAATCCGCGTGACGGGTGCATGGACCCTGGCGTAAGCCGATCGCACAGGCCTGCGCGGGCCATCAGGTAATCGACCCATGACCATCGACAAAAGCAAGCTCCTGGCGCTGCGCTCCACCCCCGCGGAGAGCGTTGATCTGCCCACCGGCGACAAACTGTATTTCCGGGCGACCTCTGCCGGCCAGCGCATCGACGTGTTCGGCGACATGGCTGACGGCAAGCGCACCGTGCGCGACAACAGCCTCGCGATGAATCACCTGATCATCGCGTGCGCCTGCGACGCTGACGGCTCGGCGGTGTTCGGGGCGGCAGACTTCGACGCGCTCCTCGCGCTGCCCTCCGACCTCTGGGAGGCGATGTCGCAGGCCGCGATCAAGGCTAACGGGCTCAACAAAGGCGCAGCGGCGGAGGCCGAAAAAAACTCCTAGCCCGGCCCGCGCTCCTCTTCCTCTTCAGGCTTGGGCGCGAGCTGGGCAAAACGGTTGGGGAACTCCAGGCAACGATGGATGCCGAGGAGTTCCTCTACTGGATGGCGTACAGCCGCATGGAGCCCTTCACGTTCGACGCTGACGACATCCGGGCCGGGACCATGCTCTCCACCTACATCAACGCGCACCGCGACCCGCAAAAGGGCGGCGATCCGGTTGCGCCGTTCGACCTCCTGCCGTGGCGCGTGCGCGCGCAGCGCAAGCCCGCCAAGGCCCTCTACGAGATGAGTGACGAAGACCAGCTCGCGCACTGGCGCGCGGTGGTCGCGGGGCGGTAGTCCATGGCAACCGGCGCACTCGGCAACCTCGTCATCTCGCTGGCTGGCGACACGGTCAAGTTCAGCTCGGCCATGGACCAGGCCGAGGTGGCCGCCGCCAAGGCCACGAAGGCGATTGCGGCCAAATTCGAGGATCTGAACCGAACGATTGAGAACCGCTTTGTTGCGATCGGCGCGTCCATCGCTGCCGCACTGTCTGTGACGGCCTTCGCTGGCCAAATCAAAGCCGTTGCCGAGTTCCGCGCGAAGCTGGACGACCTCGCCGATTCCGGTCTCGGAGCAGTCGAATCGCTCTCCAAAATTCAACAGGCCGTGAAGCTCTCGGGCGGCAACTTTGACCAAGTCACTGAAGGCTTGGCGAAGATGGTCAGGGGGCTGGCCGGTAGCGAGAAAGAGACCAGTCAGGCGGGCGAGGCGCTGCGGCGGTTGGGTGTGTCTGCGCGTGATTCAGCGGGCAACCTGCGCGACCCGGCCGACGTCATGCAGGACGTGTCGAAGCGCTTTGCCCAGTACAAGGACGGCGCCGACAAGGCGGCGTATGCCCAGGCCATCTTCGGGCGCGGCGGTGCAGCGCTGCTCCCGATCCTCAAGGACATGGCGGAATACGGCGACCTCGTCGCCAAGGTGACCACGCGGCAGGCGGCCGAGGCGGAGCAGTTCAATCGCGCCCTCACGCGCATGAACATCGCTCTGGAGGGTTCTACCAAGAAGATCGCCGGCGACATGATCCCGGCCGGCACAGCGCTGATTCAGACCGTCACGGAGCTGATCACCGGAGTGAAAGGCGTCAGCACCAGCGCCGACAACCTCGCGCGAAGCAAGGCCGTAGAGGAGTGGGCCCTGAAGGCCGTCGAGGCGTTCTCGTGGGTGCTCAATGCCGGCGACCTGATTAAGCGCGGCGCAGAAACCGTGGGCGCAACGCTCGCGGCATGGGCACTGCAACTGGAGGCACTCGGCAAGATCGGGGCCGCGACATTTAACGCGCTCAACAACAGCCCATTCGACCGTACCGAGGATGTGGTCGCGAAGTTCAAGGCTCTGAACGTCACCATCGAGCAGCAGAAAGTGGCGATGGGGAAGAACATCCAAGCATGGCGCGATCAGGTCGATGTCATCGGGTCCGCTGAACTCGCCGGCAACAAGTTCTTCGACAGCGTCAAGAAGAAACTGGCTGATGCCAAGCGCAACGCGGAGTTGGCGGACATCTACGGGCAGGGGCAGGGCAAGGATGCGCCCAACAGCAACGGCCTCGGCGCCAAGGTGCAATCCACGATCGACAGGCTCAGCGAGTACGACAAGGCCGTCAACCAACTCACGGAGCGGCTGGCGGTGCTGCGTGCCGAACAGGCGGCCGGCGACGTCAAGCTGACCGAATCCGAGAAGCTTCT